ACGACAAGGAAGGCGGCGAACAATTCGGCGATGGCACGACCACGCCGACCGACAACCGCAAGATGCTCATGGCCGGTGGCCTGCTGTGGAACCCGTCGGCTGGCTGCGCTGTGCGCCGCGCCGACGGCAGCGTGTGGCATGTGGCCAACGTGAAGGCGTTGGACCCGGATGGCGAGCCCATCCTGTTCACGGTGAGGGTGTGCCAATGAGCATGACCACAGAAGAAGCGACCGACGCGATGTTGGCTCGCGTCAAGGCAGCGGTGGACGCGTACGACGCAACCATCGTGATCCAGTGGCCCGGGCGAAAGACCGAAGATTACAGGCCCCCCGCTGACGACGTCCGGTGGATGCGCGTCAGCGTGCAGCACAACAGCGGCGGCCAAGCGAGCCTGTCTGGCGCGCTGGGCAAGAAGCGGTGGCGGCGCGAAGGTGAAATCTTCGTGCAGTGCTTCAACCCGCTGTCGAAAGGTGGATCGCCGGTGGCGGTCGAAATGGCGTGCGTCATCCGCGACGCTTTTGAGGCAACCGGGACCGGCGGTGTCTGGTACCGAGAAGCCAAGATCAACGATGTCGGAACCGACCGCGCGTGGTATCACGTGAACGCATCATCCCATTTCCAATACGACACGGTGAGGTGATCCATGGACAAGCAAGACTCGAACAGCACTGGCCTCCGCATTGCGGTGGAGGAGAGCCTGCGCACGCTGCCCGTGTCGCCGGTGTGGCGCGCACAGGAACCCAACAGCTACTCCGACATGGGCGGCAACGTCGTCACCACGGCGCGCAACCCGATCAACCAGTCCCGCCAGCGCAAGAAGGGCACGGTGACGGACCTCGACGCCAGCGGCGGCTTCACGTCCGACGTCACCAGCGACACGCTGACGTGGCTGATGCAGGGCTTCATGTTCGCCGATGCGCGCGAGCAGGCCGACACGCAACCGCTGAACGCGGCTGCTGTGGTCATCACGGGCGTCACCGTTGGCCCGAACACGTACACGGCGGCCACGGGCCTCGCAGCCTTCACCGTGAACGCGCTGGTGTACGCCAGCGGCTTCGGCACGTCGGCGAACAACGGCCTCAAGCTCGTCACGGGTGCGGCCGCGGGTGCGATGACGACCACATCGACGACGGCGGCCGAAGCTTCCCCGCCTGCGGCGGCGCGGCTGCAGAAGGTGGGCCGTCAGTTTGCGGCGGCGGATGCCAGCATGGTCCTCAGCGGTGCGTTGGGCCGCCTCACGTCGGCTGCGGTGGACATGACCACGCTGGGCCTCGTCGTCGGCCAGTGGGTGTACCTCGGCGCGGACGCGGTGGGCAATCGCTTCGCGAATAACGTGGGCTTCGCGCGCATCGGTGCCATCACCACGACGTACATCGAGTTCGACAAGACGGACTGGACGCCGGCGACCGAAAGCGGTGCGGGCAAGACCATCCACCTGTTCTTCGGCACGCTGATCCAGAACGAGCTCGACCCCGACCTCATCGTGCGCCGCAGCTACCAGCTCGAGCGCACGCTGGGCGAGGACGACGACGGCCCGATGTCCGAGTACGTCGTGGGCGCGGTGGCCAACGAGTTCAGCATCAACTTCCAGCAGGCCGACAAGGTCACATGCGACTTCGGCTTCGTGGGCTTGGATGTCGAACAGCGCAGCGGCCTCGACGGCGTGAAGGGCGGCAGCCGCCCCGACCTCGCAGTCCTGGACGCGTACAACACGGCCAACGACTTCTCGCGCATCAAGCTCGCGCTGGTGGACGAGGCGTCGTCGAACGTGACCCCGCTGTTCGCCTACGCGACCGAGATGGGCATCACGATCGGCAACAACGTGAGCCCGAACAAGGCGCTCGGGGTGTTGGGCGCGTTCGACACCAGCGCGGGCACGTTCGATGTGTCCATCACGCTGTCGGCTTACTTCGCCGACGTGGCCGCGTTGCAGGCGGTCCGCGAGAACGCCAGCGTCACGCTGGACGTTGCGCTGGTGAAGGACAACGCGGGCCTCGTGTTCGACGTGCCGCTGCTGACGCTGGGCAATGGCCGCCTGACCGTCGAGCAGGATCAGGCGATCATGTGCCCGCTGGAAGGGCAGGCCGCGCAGAGCAAGAACGGCACCTCGCTCGTCTACTGCGCCTTCCCGTACCTGCCGTCGCTGGCGGGTTAACAACCGAACCGCGCCGCCCGTCGCTTCGTAACGGGCAACCCGTCCAACAACAGGAACCGAAGCAATGGGCATCTATAAGCAATACAAGACAGACAGCAACGTCGAGCAGGAAGGCATCGTGCTCGAGGTTGGCGTGAACTCGAAGGGCGAGATGGCCACGATGCGTATCGCCCGGGCGGGCGGTGCCAACGTGGCCTTCGCCAAGCTGGTGGAGCAGCGCCTCAAGCCGCACAAGCGGGCGATCCAGACCGAGACGCTGGACAAGAAGGTCGCCGACGCGATCATGCGCGACGTTTACGCGTCGACCGTGGTGCTCGGTTGGGAGCACATGGAAGACGAGAACGACCAGCCCCTCGAGTACTCGAAGGAGAACGTGCTCAAGGTGCTGACCGATCTGCCGGACCTGTGGGCCGACGTGCAGGCCACGAGCATGAAGGGCGCGCTGTACCGTGAAGAGGTGCGCGAGGCCGACCGGGGAAACTGATCGGAGTCTTGCTCTACTCCCTTGAGGTAGGGAAAGACGAGAAGTGGCTGGTACAACAGGCGCAGCGGACAGGGATGCCGCTGCCGCCGCAAGTCAAGGAGGCCCCGGAATTGTGGCCGGGGCTTGAACTGTACCTGATGGCCTTCATGGAGCTTACGTCGTGTCGCGGGTTGGGGTACGGTGCAGTCGGGCCTATCCCGTGGCTTGCAATCCACCACTACTGCGAAGCGCACGATGTGAGTGGTGAGCAACGGGAGGACCTGCTCTACTACGTCCAGCACATGGACAAAGCCTATCTAGACTGGCAGACAAAGAAGGGCAAGGAAGACGCGGCGCGGCGGGAAGCCGAGGGGAAGAAGAAAGCACCGGCACCACGGGGGAAGAAACGATGACCACCATGCGCGGCTTCGCCCACAGGATGCGAGGGATTGCTGACGGCGTGCCGCGCAATGCGGACCGGCTGGTGCGACAGATTGCGCTGGCCGTGACCATCGTCGTGGTGAAGAAGACGCCCGTGGACACGGGCCGCGCGAAAGGCAACTGGCAGGCCCAGCTCGCCACGCCCGCCGCTGGGGTGCTACCAGCCCCCAGTACGCCCGGGGCCGGGGAGCAGGCGGCCATACAGAGGGCGCAGGCGGTGGCCGCCGCATACAAGGGCGGCGTGGACGTCAACATCACCAACAACCTCGTCTATATCGTCCCGCTGAATGAAGGCCACAGCGATCAGGCCCCGATCGGCTTCGTCGAGGCAGCGTGTGCGGAAGCGGTCCGCAAGGTTCAGAGCACGAGGATCATCCGGTGAGCACTCGCCAAGAGAACATCAACATTCGGATCCGCGAGGACGGCAGCCGTGTCGTCGAGCGCGGGCTTCGCAACGTCGGCGGCGCGGCAGACACGGCAGCCAACAGCCTCGGCATGCTGGAGAAGGCATTGCTGGCCGCTGGTGCGGCTTTCAGCGTCAGCAAGCTTCAAGAGTACGCGGACAACTGGGGCATGGCGGCGGGCCTGATCCGCACCAGCACGAAGAGCATCGAAGAAGCGACGGCCGTGCAGACCGAGCTGTTCAAGGTGGCGCAGAAGACGCGCACCGAGTACAACGCGACCGTTGAGCTGTACTCGCGCGCCGCACGCGCCGCGTCCGACTTGGGCGCGTCGAACAACGACCTGATCAAGTTCACCGAGGGCGTCGGCAAGGCGCTCGCGGTACAGGGCACGAGTGCAACGCAGGCGGCGGGCGCGCTGTTCCAGCTCGGGCAGGCGCTGACCGGCAACAAGATCCAAGCGCAGGAATACAACAGCCTCATCGACAATGCGCCCGTGTTGCTGGAAACTGTGGCCAAGCACCTCGAGGGCACGGGCGGCACCATCGGCGGCCTCACTCGGCTGGTGAAGGACGGCAAGGTTACGAACAAGGAGTTCTTCGACGCGTTCTTGAAGGGCTCGGCCGACCTCGACGAGAAGTTCGCCAAGACCTCCAACCTGTTCTCGCAGGGCTGGCAGGTGATCACGAACGGCATCACGAAATACATCGGCGAGCTCAACGAGGCGCTGAGCCTGTCCAACCGCTTCCAAGTGTTCGCGCAGTGGATGGCGGCGAATATGCCGCAGGTCGCCGCAGCGGTCAGCGCCGTAGGCGTTGCGATGGCCGTGGCCTTCGCGCCCGCGATCATCATGCGGTTCGCCGCCGCTGTGGTGACGGCGTTCAACCTCATCCGCGCCCATCCGTTCGGCTTGCTGCTGTCCGTGGTGGTGGGGCTCATCACGTACTTCTACCAGTTGCGTGACGCGATCAAGCTGGGCATCGACGAGACGACCACGCTGGGCGACTTCCTGCGCGCCACATGGGAAGCGCTTGCGCCGCTGGTGTCCGCCGTGGTTGGCACGATCGAACAGGTTTGGATCAACTTCCAAATCTTCTTTGGCAAGACCATGGACGACATCCACAAGAAGACCGGCGACACGTTCAAGAAGAACGAAGGCGTGTTCCTGTCCTTCGTGCGCGTCGCTGCCCGGGCGGTGGACCTGATCCTCGGCTTCTTCATCGGGCTGGCCGACGGCGTCAGCCGCATCTTCGGTGAGATCATGAGCGCGGCCACGAACAACCTGACGCAGATCAACCGCATCTGGGACTCGATGGGCACGCTGGACTTTTTCAGCACGGTGAAGGATGCCGTCGCCAGCAACGACGCCGCGTGGAATGCCGTGGGTGCGAACCTCGGCAAGAACCTCAGCGAGGGCATCGCGTCGGGGCTCAGCGACCAACACGCCAACGGCGCCGAGGCTGCGCTCGACAACATCATCAAGCGTGCGCAGGAGCTCAGCGCCGAACGCCTCAAGGCCGGGGGCACTGGCGTTGACCTCGGCGGCCCGCCGCCCTCGCCCGGCGACAAGCCGACAGACAACGACGCTGCGGCCAAGGCGCTGAAGGAATTGGCGCGTGCATTCGAGCAGCTCCGCGACAAGGCGGACCCGATGGGCGCGGCCATGCGCGAGCTCGCCGCCGCGCAGGACACGTTCAACAAGGCGGTGAAGGCTGGTCTCGTGAGCCAGACGGAAGCGGACCGCTTGATGGGCCGCCTCAAGAAGGAATACGAAGAAGCCATCGACCCGCTCAAGCACATGAACGACGAGCTCGAGCGTCAGGCCAAGTGGTTGAAGATGTCCAGCGGCGAGGCTGCCATCGAGCAGGAGATCTTCGAACGCTCACTGCAACTGCGGCGCGCGGGCAAGGACATGAGCGACACGGAGATCGCCCAGCTTCGCGAGAAGCTCGTGCTCCAAGGGCAGCTGACCGCACTGGCCGCAGCGCGTGACGCCATTTCGCAGGACAGCGCGGGTGCGATGCTGGCGAACATGGCCACGGACATTCAGGCCATGCAGCAGCTCGCCGGAATGCTGGACTCGTCCGATGTGGCCAACCAACTCACGCGGATGCTGCCGTGGGCAGACCTCAGCGGCACCGAGGCGCAGATGGCCGCGTATGTCGCCGCGCATGACAATATGTACAAGCAGATTGCAATGCTGCGCGACGCCAACATTATCAGCGAACGCGACGCGAACAACCTGCGGATGCAAGCTGACATCAAGTTGCAGGAGCAGCGCCTCGCCGGGCAGCGCGCATTCTTCGGTGCGCTGGCCGGGTTGTCGAGCAGCAGCAACCGCGAGCTCGCCGCCATCGGCAAGGCAGCGGCAGTCACGCAGGCGACCATCGACGGCGTCCTCGCCGTGCAGAAGGCATACACGACGGTCCCGTACCCGTGGAACCTGCCTGCCGCGATTGCGCAGGGCGCGCTCGCGGCGGCCAACGTGGCGGAGATCATGAGCACGCCGCTCCCCGGCTACCGCACGGGCGGTGAGTTCATGATTGGCGGCGGTGGCGTCAGCGACTCGCAGC